CATCTATAAACCAGTTTATAGATGCGCCGGCCAAAGAAACCGGCAATGAGTCAGACAATGGATCGACCCGCGTCGTCACCCGCAGGGGCAAGACGTACCAGATGAGGGTCGGCAAGATCGGCAAGGCCAAAAAACCACGCCCACTGAAGTATGCCGGTATCGCAAAAAACGCGCCGGTTCCCATCCGCAAGCCAGGGCAGATGATCCCCACGCTGACCATATCAATCCCGTTGAACAATCCACAGGCTGCGGCCGGTGTGCTGCTGTCCAACTGCGAAGTTCAGTATCTCCGCGCGATGGTAGCCCGAATCACCGAGGTGCTTGACGAAAGGGCCGCCATATGAACTGGCAGCGTTACCGCGAGTACCCGCCGAGCAGGAGATCCCCGCTTAGATGATCGCCCTGCGTAAATACCAGTCCGCGGCCGTTGAGGCGGTTTACCGCCACCTGCGGGATCACGATGACAACCCCGTCGTCGTGCTGCCGACGGGTTGCCATGCCCAGGGGCATCCGATTTTGATGTATGACGGTGAAGTCAAGCCGGTCGAGGAGGTGGCCGTCGGGGAGCTTGTAATGGGCCCCGACAGCCGCCCTCGGCAGGTTCTGGCACTGTGCCGCGGGGAGGACGATCTCTATCTTGTCACGCCCAGCAAGGGCGAAGCCTTTATCGTCAATGGCGACCATGTGCTCTCGCTGGTCTGCACCAACGAAGGTAAGAGGGAATTCGCCTGCTACCGCAGAGGCGGGGAGATCGATCACATCACCGTAAGAGAATACCTATCGAGATCCAAAGCCTGGCGTCACCTGCGGAAGTTGTACCGGGTGTGCGTGGAATTTCCCGGCAAACCTAATCTGCCCATTCCGCCCTACATCCTGGGTCTGCTGCTGGGCGACGGCAGTTTTACCGACCAGACGGTGTCGCTGACCACGTCTGACGAGCAGACCGCCGATGCATGGATTGACTATGCTCACAGCATCAACTGCGGCGTGACCGTCCACGCGTCGGGTGGCCGTTGCCCCACATTCCGACTGGCCAAGGAGAACGGGAAGCACAACGTCCTCACCGAGATGCTGGCTGCTCAGGGACTAATGGGAAAGGGATCGGGTGACAAGTTCATCCCCCAGCCCTACCTTGTCGCCACCCGACAGGACCGACTTGCGCTTCTTGCCGGCCTGATGGACAGCGACGGCTGCAGTAACAAGAGCGGTTGCGACTACACCACAAAGTCCAGGGAATTGGCAACCGACATTATGTTCCTGGTTCGTAGCCTGGGCTTTGCAGCTCACTGTACACGGAAATACTGCTCCTGCCAGACAGGCGCCGGAGGGTGGTTCTTTCGCATCTCGGTCTGGGGCGAATTCAGCGGTGTGCCCATCTTGCTTGACCGGCGCAGGCCGTCCAGGCGGAAGCAGAAGAAATCAATCCTTCGTAGCGGCTTCAAAGTCGAGCCTTGCGGCCGTGGCCAGTACTTTGGCTTCGTCCTGAACGGGGATCACCTCTACGTGGACGGGCATTTCGTCGTCCACCACAACAGCGGGAAGACGCCCGTCATGGCAACCATTTGCGACGACGCCGTCCGCAGGTGGGACGGGCGAGTCCTGGTGCTGGCCCACGTCAAGGAGCTTTTGGAGCAGACAGCCGGCACGCTGTCGGCAATGGCACCTCAACTTGACGTGGGTGTTTATTCCGCCGGCCTGCGCAGGCGGGACACCGAGCACTCGGTAATAATCGCGGGCATCCAGTCGGTCTACAGGCGGGCAGGTGAGCTTTTCGGAGAAAGGCCCTTTGACATTATTCTTATAGATGAATCCCACCTGATCCCGCCCGAGGGTGAAGGGATGTATCGCGCATTCCTTGCCGACGCCAAGGTCATCAACCCCCACGTCCGCACCGTAGGCCTGACGGCGACGCCATTTCGGATGACAAGCGGGCCGATCTGCAGGCCGGATCATTTTCTAAACAGTATCTGCTACGAAATCAGCGTAAAGGAGCTGATTCGCGACGGCTACCTGTGTCCCCTTAGGACCAAGGCGGGAATCGTCCGGGCAGACACCGCCAATCTGCACGTTCGTGGCGGGGAGTTCATCGCCGGCGAGGTGGAAGAGCTGATGGACCGCGACGCACTGGTCCGCGCCGCATGCGACGAGATTGTCCAGCAGACCGCCGATCGCCAGAGCGTCCTGATCTTCGCTTCCGGCATTCAGCACGGCCTGCACATCGTGGAAAATCTGCGAAGCGAGCACGGCGTGGAGTGCGGGTTCGTCTGCGGGGATACGCCCGCGGCCGAACGCGATCATCTGATAGCCCGCTTCCGCAGGCAACCAGGCAAGAGCCTATACGCCGACAACCGCCCTTTAAAATACCTATGCAACGTCAACGTGCTGACCACCGGCTTCGACGCGCCCAACGTCGACTGCGTAGCCATGCTTCGTCCGACGATGTCGCCTGGGCTTTATTACCAGATGGTCGGGCGGGGTTTTCGGCTGTGCGAAGGCAAGGCAGACTGCCTCGTCCTGGACTTCGGCGGAAACGTCATGCGCCACGGCCCGGTGGACGATCTGCGCGTCACAGAACCGGGACAAGGCAACGGAGAAGCCCCGGCCAAGGAATGCCCGGATTGCTGCGCAATCATCCACGCCGCATATGCTACATGCCCTGAGTGCGGCTATGCCTTCCCGCCCCCCGAAAAACAAAACCACGATGCCCAGGCGTCCACCGAGGGCGTGCTCAGCGGACAGGAGACTATCACCGAGTATCCCGTCCAGGACGTCTACTACGGCGTTCACGTCAAACGCGACGCTCCTGATGACGCCCCCCGCACGATGCGGGTGGAGTACCGCGTCGGATGGAACAGCTACATCAGCGAGTGGATCTGCTTCGAGCATACCGGCTATGCCCGTTCCAAGGCCGAAAGCTGGTGGCGGCAGAGATCCAACGATCCCGTGCCCAACTCGTCGGAGGAAGCGGTGGAACTTGCCTATGCGGGCAGCCTGGCGAACACAGAATCGATCCAGGTGCGTCGTGTAGCTGGTGAAAAATACGAGCGGATAATCGGATATCAGCTTGGCGACAAGCCCCCAGCCACTACCACCGGTGATCTGGATTTGCCGGAGCCCGATTACGTGCCGGCCGCGGAAGACGACCCGATTCCTTTCTAGGGAGACGACATGCACAAGGTCTGCTTCAAGTGTAAAAAGCCCCTTCCTCTGACAGAGTTCTATCCGCACCCGCGAATGGCCGACGGCCACCTCAACAAGTGCAAGGAATGCACGCGGTCGGACACCTTGCAGAATCGACGGAAGCGGGCGGACTACTACCGGAACTACGACCGGTGCCGCAGCAGCCTGCCCCACAGGGCGGCCAGACGGATGGAGATATGCATGCGGCAGAGAACGGATGAACCACAGAAGTACCGGGCACGGACGGCCGCAGGGAACGCCTTGCGTGATGGCCGCATTAGACGCGAACCGTGCTACTTCTGCGGCTCGATCACTGACTTGGAGATGCATCATCCCGACTACAGTCAGCCGCTACGGGTGTACTGGCTGTGCAGGCTGTGCCACAGGAAAGTGGACAACATGATGAAGCTGGGGATGGCAGTGGAAAGCCAGATCGTCCCCGGCATGGAAGGGGTAACCGTTGAGCAATAGGTGCAACATAACCGACGCCGATATCGCCACCATCCGCCAGGTCCACAGGTGCCTGCTGGAGATTTTGGCGGTTCCGATCGGACCGCTTGAGCACGCGGTCCAGGCGGCGCATGAGTCAGCGGCCCGGCAAAAGGAAGATCCGCAAGAAAGTTTTGAGACGGTGGGCGTCACGCGCCAGGCACTGCGGATGTTCTGGCACTTCCGCTGCAACATTGAGGCGGTTATGCCCAGCCGCCGGGAGGGCTGAGTTTCATGATATGTGCAACGCAATGCGACATCAGGATAGACGAGGTGTTTCGGAGCCTTATTCCGCCGGCGACGGATGAGCAGATCGCCGATCTGGAAGAGCAGCTTCTCCGCGACGGATGCCTGGCCCCGCTGATCGTCTGGGCCGAGCAAGGGATACTCCTGGATGGGCACAACCGCAAGGAAATCTGCGACCGATACGGGATCGACTATCAGACCCGCCAGATCAGTCTGCCCGACCGTGACGCGGCCGCCGACTGGATCGACGCACACCAGTTGGGCCGTCGGAACCTTACGCCGGACCAGATGAGCCTGCTGCGGGGGCGGAGATACAACCGCCTGAAGAAGGCCAAGAATGATGGCGGCTCTGGCACACCCAAGGCAACCGTAGATCAAATTGATCCACGGTTGGATACTGCCGCCCACCTCGCCAAAGAGCTCGGCGTCTCCGCGCCGACAATCAAACGTGACGGTCAGTACGCCGAAGCAGTCAACAAACTCGGCGTCCAGCGTGAGGCAGCCAGCGGTAAAGTAACGGTGCCCAAGCAGGACGTGGTGCAGATCGCAAAGTCGCTGGGCGAGACGCCAACTCCCCAGCAGGTTCAGCAGGCAAAGGAAGCCGTCACCAAGCCCCACATCGCCAACAACAGCGGCGACAACGAATGGTACACGCCCGCCGCCTACACCGACGCGGCACGCCAGGTGATGGGCGAGATAGACCTGGACCCGGCCTCCAGCACCGAGGCTAACGAGGTGGTGAAGGCCGCGAGATTCTTCAGTGTCGAGGATGACGGCCTGGCGCAGCTTTGGGCGGGCCGCGTCTTCATGAATCCTCCTTATGCCAAACAGCTGATCGGAGATTTCTGCGGCAAGCTCGTCGCGCACGTCAAGGCCGGCGAGGTCAAGGCCGCCATAGTCCTGGTCAACAACGCCACGGAGACCAGGTGGTTTCAGGAGATGCTTTTGGCGGCGTCGGCCGTGTGCTTCCCGGCCGGGCGGGTGCGGTTTTGGCATCCCCGCAAGGAATCGTCGCCTCTCCAGGGACAGGCGGTGCTGTATTTCGGCGATAACCGGGACGCCTTCACCAAGGCATTTTGCCGGTTCGGGAGCGTGTGCCATGTCATCCACTAACGCCACAGGCGCAAACCCGATGCGGTGGGACTGCCAGCGGCAGGGATGCTTCAACATCCACAAGCGGCCCAAGATTGAGATGTTCGCCGACTGCCTGCCCGGCAGGATCGCCTTCAGCGATGTCGACGGCATCGTGGAGATCAAGGGCAACCTGCTGGCGATGGAGTGGAAGGAGCATAAGCACATTCCGCGCGGCCAGCACCTGCTGTATACCCGCTGGACGGCCAACGGCCCGGCGACGGTGATCCTCGTTGTCGGTGATGCCAAAGACATGGCGGTCGATGAGGTTGCCTTCGTCCACAAGGGCGTCATCGGCCCGTGGCGGGATATGGACATTGAGGGCCTGCGCCAGGCGATCCGCGACTGGGGCCAGTGGGCGCTTGCACATCCGGTCAGATCGAGCGGTGAGGGAATATGACGATCACACTGCCCAACACGTGCGATGTTGCGAGAAGTTATCTTCGAGCGGGCCTGTGCGTGCTGCCGGCGATCCTGGACGAAAAACGCCCCGCCGTCGGCAGCTGGAAGGCATATCAGCGATGCCTGCCCTCCGAGGCGCAGGTTATCCAGTGGTTCGCCAAGGCTGACGCACTTTGCCTGCTAACCGGGGCGATCTCCGGCAACCTGGAGATGATCGACTTCGACGGCGGCGGTGCGATGTTCGATTCGTGGGCCGGTATCGTCGAATCTCAGGCTCCCGGCCTGATGGCTCGGTTAGTCATCGAGCGAAGCCGCCGTGGCGGGCGGCATGTTGTCTACCGCTGCCGTTCAAGCGTAAGCGGCAACCTGAAGCTCGCACAAAGGCAAGGCCCCGACGGTCGACCAGTAACATTGATCGAGACACGCGGAGAAGGCGGGCTTTTCCTGTGCGCTCCGTCCCCGGGGTACGAGATAATTCAGAGCGACCTTGCATCCCCACCGGTGATTGAGGAGTCCGAGCGGGACGTGCTGCTGTCGGCCGCCTGGTCGCTGAACGAGTGCTGGAAGGGCCAGGACACCTCGCCAATGGCGGCCGTATTGGCAGGCCGACCCGGCGATGACTTCAACGATCGCGGCGATGCGCGTGAATTGTTGATCAAACACGGCTGGACGCTGGTGCGATCCGGCGAGAATGAGCACTGGCGCCGCCCCGGCAAAACCGTTGGTTCAAGCGCCACGCTCAAGGACCGCGTCTTTTATGTCTTTTCATCCAACGCCGCGCCCTTCGAGCCGCAACATGCATATGCCCCGTTTGCGGTCTACACCTTGCTGGAGCACGGTGGCGATTACGCCGCCGCCGCAACGGCGCTGCGAGCACAGGGATTCGGCCAGCTGCCCGATTCATCGGGCGTCGATCTGTCGGCGTTCGCTTCTTCTCCGCCGGAACCGGTCCCGCCGGCCGATGTCCCCGAAGATCCCGGGCCGGTGCCCGAAGAACTTTTGCACGTGCCGGGATTCATCGAACAGGTAATGGAATACACGCTGCGGACCGCCCCCTACCCCGACACCGTCCTGGCGTTCTGCGGTGCGGTCAGTCTCCAGGGACTCCTGGCCGGCCGCAAGGTCAAAGACGAATCCGACAACCGCACCAGTCTCTACCTGCTGGGTCTGGCCAACTCCGGCGTCGGCAAGGACCACCCCCGCAAGGTAAACCAGCGCATCCTGCTGCATTGCGGCATGGCCGAGAACTTCGCCGAGACGTTCGCCAGCGGCGAGGGTATCGAGGACCGGCTCCTGATCCAGCCCGCCATGCTCTTCCAGACCGACGAGATGGACGGATTGATCTCGGCCATCGCCAGGGGCAAGGAGATCCGCTTCGAGGGGATCATGAATGTCCTGCTGAAGATGTATACCTCTGCAAACGGCATATACGCCATGCGGGTCAAGGCGGGCAAGAACGCAAACCGCGGCGTCATCGACCAGCCGTGCCTGTGCATCTTCGGAACCGCCATACCCAAGAACTTCTACGAATCGCTGTCCAACAAGATGCTCACCAACGGATTCTTCGCCAGGATGCTCATCATGGAGACCGGCAAGCGCAGCAGCGGCCAGGACCCCGCCGGCGACGATCTGCCCGAGTCCATCATCGCCATTGCCCGCTATTGGTCAGAGCTTCGCATTGGCAAAGGAAACCTCGAGAGCTGGCACCCCACGCCCAACGTCGTGCCGTACACCCCTGGGGCCAAGGCCATCCTGGCCGAACTGAGGACGCACGCCGACATGCAATACGCCAAGGCCGAGGCGGCCAACGATACCGTCGGCATGGCCATCTGGGCGCGGGCCAACGAGAAGGCCAGGCGGTTGGCGCTGGTATACGCCTGCAGCGCAAACCACGCCAGCCCCGTCGTGGATGAACCCGCCGCCCGCTGGGCAGGCCAGCTCGTAAGCCACCAGACCAAGCGGATGCTCCATATGGCCTTCGAGCACGCCAGCGAGAACGAGTTCGACGCCAAGCGCAAACGCGTCCTGCGCGAGATTCGCAACGCCCCTGGAGGGCGCATCACCAAGACGGCCCTGTGCCGTCGCCTGCGGGCGATCCCCTCGCGCGAGCGGGACGAGATCATCCTGGCCCTTGTGGAGGCCGGGGACGTTCGCATTGAGACGGTCAACACCACCGGAGCGCCCAGGCAGGAGTACGTGGCATGCTGAATCCCTGCGCATCTATTGGACTTAATTCCTTCCTTCCCTACCCTCGCGCACGCGTAGAGGCGAAAATGGGAGCGCACATAGGGAAGGAAGGAATAAATAGGAAGGAAAGAAATATATATATTATATGTAGTTATATCTTTCCGAAGATGAATTCATTCCCGCGCCATCTTCGAAAAGATGCATCTTTAGCCAAGATGCGCGGGAATGAATTACCCCGAAAGATGCATCTTCCAATAGATGCGCCCCCACCATCGAAACACAAAACTCTGGCACCTGATGGCTGCCGCGGCAGTATCGCGACGAAGGCTCGCGGCGCGCTGAAGCACTGCCGCTGTGTGGACTGTCTCAACTTCTCGAAGGCCGGCAGCGACTACTTCTGCACCGAGTACATCGGCGGGACGGCGATTGTCTGGGCGACAGGCCAGAGGATCTGCGAGCCGCCGCCCGACGCGTGGCACTACTGCGTGTGTTACCGCGGTCCGCAGATCAGCAAGGATATCTGGTTGTGGCCGTGCAGGTCGCGCCACGTTGGCGCAGGTTCGAACATCTCCCGCAAGGCCGAGCAAGGATACGACCACGCGCCTGTGCGCGACGGGGCGCGATGTGTCAAACGGGGCAAGGTGGGCAAGGTCGCTTAGGTACTCCGCCGGGATTGGTTCTTCCTGATGGCGGCGGGAACAGTCGTTCGCAAAGTTTTAGTTGGTTGCCAGTGAAAGAGCGCATAAGTCATGCTTAAGAAAGGAGTAGTAAAACATGGAAATTAAGATGGTGAATATCGACCAGATCAAGCCCTACGAGTCGAATCCTCGTATCAATGACGCGGCTGTGGACGCCGTGGCGGTGAGCCTGAGGGAATATGGATTCAGGCAGCCCATTGTGGTCGACGCCGACGGCTTCATCATCGTCGGCCACACGCGCTGGAAGGCGGCCAAGAAGCTTGGCCTGGCCAAGGTACCGGTCCACGTCGCCAAAGACCTGTCACCGGAAAAAGCCAAGGCGTATCGAATTGTCGATAACCAGACGAACACGCTGGCCGACTGGGACTACGATCTGCTGCCGATCGAGTTGAAGGATTTGCAGGCCGCCGACTACGACCTGGACCTGCTGGGCTTCAGCGCCGACGACCTGGCCAAGATTCTCGACCCGGATGGCACACAGGGCCTGACCGACCCCGATGACGTGCCCGCCGCCCCGGAGGAGCCAATTACCAAGCCGGGCGACTTGTGGCTCTTGGGCACCTTCACGACCTGCCCGCACTGCGGGGAGGTGAACGAGTGAACCGCCAATGCCATTGCCGTAAGTGCGGCCAGGATTACGAAGCCCCAGTCCAATCCCGGCACCGCATCATCTGCGGCGATTCCACCGTCGACGCCGACGTGGAGCGCCTGATGGACGATCAGAAGGCGGCGCTGGCCTTCACGTCGCCCCCGTACAACGCCGGTGACAATTCGCTGGGCGGCAACAAGAACCGCGTGGACAGCAAGTACGTCGGCGTCAGCGACGATAAGCCCCTCGCGGAGTACCTGCGGCTGCTGGTGGATTTCACGACGATCTCGCTGTCGTGCTGCCAGACCGTCGCCGTCAACCTCCAGTCGCTGGCCGGCAACAAGACGGCCGTCCTGGACTGGATTCATCGCTTCAAGGACCACTTCGTAGATCGGATGGTCTGGTTCAAGGGTCAGGGCCAGCCCGCGATGGCTACCAACGTGATGAACTCCCGGTTCGAGGACGTCTGGATTCTATCGCCGGAGGAGAATCCTTCCCGCGCCATCCCGACCGGACGGTTCCATTCCACGGTCTCGAACGTCTACGAGGGCCGGGGCGCCAGCGGCGAGAACGTCGCGCCGGACATCCATGCGGCGTCCATGCCCGTCCACCTGGCGCTGCACATCCTGTCTTCGATGGACGGCACAGGCGGCATCGTCTACGAGCCGTTCTGCGGCACGGGCACGACCATTATCGCGGCCGAGCAACTTGGCAGGCGGTGCTTCGCCGTGGAACTGGTGCCGCAGTATGTCGATGTCGCCGTTCGGCGTTGGCAAGACTTCACTGGCAAGGCTGGCGTCCTGGAGCGCACCGGCGATTCACCCATCGCAGTCGGAGGCAAACAATGAACTCACCCCAGCGGGAATGCACGTGCCGCAAATGCGGCAAGGGATACTCGGCACCCATCCAGTCGAAGCATCGCTTGCTCTGCGGCGACTCGCGGAGGCCGGAGGACATGAAGCGGCTGATGGATGGCCGCAAGGCCGACATGGTCTGGACGGACCCGCCTTACGGGGTGGCCATCGCCAGCCGGATCGGAACCGGTCGCAGTATGTCGTCAGCCCAGGCGCGGGCCGAAGGCGGCAAGGGAATCGCCAACGACGACCTGACCGTGCCTGAATTGGTCGCGTTCCTCCGGGGCGCGTTCGACCTGGCCCTGGACGCCTGCAAGGACGGGGCCGTCTGGTACGTCGCGGCGCCGCACGGTCCGATGGGCGTGGCGTTCAGCATGGTGCTGCACGATCTGGACGTCTGGCACAGCAGCCTGGTGTGGGTGAAGGACAGTCTGGTGATCAGCCGCCTGGACTATCACTATCGCCACGAGGTGTTTTACTACGGCTGGAAACCCGGCGCCGCGCACCATGCGGTGCCGGACCGATGCCAGACGTCCGTGTTCGAGTTCCCCAGGCCCAAGCGATCCGAAGAGCACCCGACGATCAAGCCGGTCGAACTGATCCGGCGGCACGTCGAGAACTCATCCGTCCCGGGCAAGAGCGTCCTGGACCAGTTCGCGGGCAGTGGCAGCACGCTGATCGCGGCAGAGCAGACGGGCCGCAAGGCCTACCTGATGGAGATCGACCCGCTCTACGCAGATTTAATAGCCGATCGCTTTCAACGCTTCACCGGAACGCCCGCCGTTCTGGAACGCACCGGCACGTCACCCATCCCAATGAAGCCCCGCGAGGAGAACATGCGATGAGGCAAAGTGTGACAAGCACCATCACCAGCAACCACCAGAAACGGATGCAGGAAGCCAAACGGATCGCATTAAATGCGGACGAACAGTTCCAGGAGGCACGATTGTTCAACGTCAGCGACTTTGATAGACAGGGAAGACGAACGTTAAGGGAGAGTTGGC